TGGGAAATACTCAATTAATTCTTGATGACTTCTAAGATATGTTGCGTCTACCGCATAAGCAAATTCTCCAGTCATATATTTACCAGTAATTCTCGCATAATCTGCTGGCCATGGAAGAACAAATACTCCATCATCGTCTTCAATCCATACGTTGTAACTCACATCTTGTATAAAATTTGTTACAAGAATAGGAGTAAATTCCTGTTGTAATCTCATCTTATCAAGTTCATCAATTGTTTCTTGAAATGATTTAAGTACCTTATTTGGATTGTTTGCCTTTGTCATATCATGGTTTGGTATGACAGATCTTGCATATAAGCAAAACATATGCGCAAAAAAGAGCACAAGCCTTGCGTATACCTGTGATCTATAAAACAAATACCATGATAAATTTCTTAATCTGGCCTCATTGCTAACTATGTTTTGAAAATATCCCCTTAAAGTTTCCTTATCAAAAACACCAACATTCCGTGTTGAATTCTTCGTGAAATCTCTAAGACGCTTAAAAGCCTCCTAAGAATCAGCAAATCTTTGTTTTAAATATTCTTCTGAGTATTTTTTAGAAAATTCCATTTTATTAACTGAAGTCGGTGTCGCCGTAGACACCGTTTTCTTAGTCGCCATATGGCAACACCTCCTTTAAAATGAAGTAAACCGTTTCGCTGGGCGAATGGTTAAACTATTCAACAAATTGCTATTATCTGGTTTCTTGCGCTGTCTGATTTGATCCTCCTGTCTCAACATTGCAAGACAGTGACCTAAAAGCGCAAGAGTATAACTTCTATCATCGCCAATTATATTATCAAACCCAGGAGCAAGATCGTACCTGATATTACCATTAGAAGATTTGTATCTATACATATGAGTAACTTCTTCCTTCATTGCATCAATCTGTTTTAAGGCTTGTTCTTCCTCAAAAGTTAATTTATATATCTCTTCTTTTTCCTCATCATCTTCTTGTATAAGAAAAGTAAGATTGCCATGATAGTCATAATCAGCAGTAAATGAAATTAAATCTTGTTCAATTAATTCAATTAATTCCGTATACATTTTTACTTTATATTTTGCAGGTTCAATCATTCTTACAATATCAACATTATCTGGATATCGCTTTATATATGGCTGACAAAACTCATATGTAGCATCCATCAACCCTTTATGGTGGTAATCAGGATCACCATTGTGATGCTTTTCGTAATAATCATCGAACAGATAGGCAAGGACCTGTGTGGCACCGCCACCAGACCCGGCATCCATCATTAAATATTTGATATTTGAATAATCTGGATTTCCTACGCCATTATAATTAATAAGTTCTTCACGAACTCTATCAACTTGTTCTGGAGTTGTTAATGGTTTTCTTGTCTGTCTATCAAGGAGATTAATGCAATTAACTATCTCCATATGCCAACCACGCTTCTCAGAATGTAGAAGTTTTCCAACACTAAGTACACTATTATCTTTTTTAGCGGCCAGGTCCCATGCAAGTACGTATAAACTCTTATTATCTGCATTGGTTAACTCTGGCGGTCTAACCACACTATTGCGAAGTATCTGAGATTTCTTTACAATAATCTGATCTCCACCATCAATGTCAAACTTATTTCTATACTCACGATTCGCTCTAATGGGATTGATTTTCATTTCAGAATCAATCTTTTCTTGAGTAAGAAGAGGAACCGGATACGCCTTGCCATTATATGTAGCGTTCATAACAAGATCGCAATCTATATCAAAACATGCATAGCGTTTATCTCCGGCCATACTATGTAAAGCATACTCCTTGTACATCCTGTAAAAGTAATCATCTACGGATCCGGCAGAAGATGCAAAAATAACCTGATTTGGAAAATTCGGTGGCAATAACGAAACATCAATATTACCACCAAGAGCAAAATCTGAATTCTAAGTTACAAATGGAAGAGTAGCAGTATACATATCTTCAAGGACATAAGATGCCTCATCATAAAAATTCAGACGAGAACGTTTGCCACGGCTTGCATCAAAGTTACTATTAACAGTAGCTATAGTAGAACCGGAATATAACTTATAACTCCATGAATTTGGATTATGGGAAAATCCATTAGAATTTGACTGACTCTTTACAAGTTCATTCATAAATACATCAGTGAGACCAGTGAAACTCGCAATTTCTTTTTTCGTAATAGCCTCAATTTTTTTCATCATGCCAATACTCTGAGCACCGGTTCCTGAAAGAATATAGCCTTCAAAATATGGCAACAATAATGTTTTTGCCATAAGAAACGGACTCCCAAGTGTAGTTTTCCCAGAATTACGAGACATACACCAAACAACGTAAGGAGTTATCCAGCTTTCCATAAAAACATATTTCTGATAGTCGAGAAATTCTATCCCCATAAAACGTTCACAAAATTTGACTGGATTTCTACGTCCCCACTGAATTATTTCGGCGGTCTTTTTTAAACCTTCCAATCGAAGATTAGACATATCATAATAAGTAGGCTTTACAAAATATGTAAAATTCTTCGGATTAAACTCTTTGATTCCATCACCTAATAAAGTAATTTCTTCACTCATCAATTATATTAAGCGCATCGTCGATAATATTTCTTTCAATCAGAAAATCTTTAAGATCTTTATTTTCTTTTCTCAGAAGCCTACAATATTCAACTGCGTTATCCCTTTCTTTTTGCAATTCATGTAATAGCTTTGCCTGATGTTGAACCTCGTGTTCCCAATCATTTTCATCTGGATTCAATTGTTTCATTTGATTCTGGAAATTTGCTTCCATAATTTGAGATATGGCGGCGCTTGTCTCATAATCAAATGTGTTTATTTCTATATCATCAAGATTCATTTCAGACATTTCCTTAATAATTCCACTAAGTGTTCCGGCACCTTTACTCTTGCTATTATTATGATTAACAGAAATACCATTATCCTTGGCAAGAGCAAGCGCAGAACTAATCATTTTCTGCTTTGTATCAGCCAATGATTTTATCGTTGAAATAACAGCCGGATTTTCACCAAGCTGCTTTTTATATTTTGAAATCGCATCATTAATAGTTTTAATATCTTTAAAGCTTTGCACAATTTCAATAACTGCTTCAAGTTTTAGCCCGTCATCACGGACAGAATCATCAAAATAACTAACAAGCTTTGCATATAAAATTGGTTGCTCCTCAATTGGTTCATTTTCAAATGGATCATAACCAAGAAAACGAAGAGTTGTCTTTTTGTTCACTTCATATGTACTTCTTACATCTTCTGACAAATCATCGGCAGTTTTCGGTTCTTTAATACAATATTGACCACCGCCAACAACACCTCTCTTAAACATATCAGAATCAAAAAAGTCCATTCCAACATATTGCACCATCTGTATATTTTTAATATATGCATTCCATGGGTTGTGTTTTACTCTGCCAGCAACAAGATTATCAGACTCCTGCACACTTGCATCCCATACAGAATTTAGAAATGGTTTGTTAAGCAGTTTTAATGCTTCAATACAGGATTCTTTTGTCACTTCATGTTCAATGCCGTCATCATCAACTTGTAGGGCTATTTTTCTGGCACATTCTTTACAAACACAACCAACCTCGCACCTACAATGCGGATCTGTGTTAACATAAAATTTACTTTTATCCTTCATGACCCCACACACAATACAACGAACGCCATTTTCCAGAAGTTTTTTCATCTTCTCATTTTCTTCCCTTACTTGTGCTATGGGGACTTTTTTGGGTTGTTTTACTACGGCCACCGTAGCACCTCCTTTTACTCAAAATAAAAACATCGTTTCAACGACGATTGCGGGAGCCGGATTCGAACCAACAACTATTAGTTTATGAGACTAATCTGCTTCCATTGCATTATCCCGCTACATAAAACAAAAAGGGCGGCACAAGCCGCCCATATAAAAAGTATGTACCGAAGTACTATACTGGAGACCATGTTAAAATTCTCTATCAATGATTTCCATAATATCTTTATCACTTAAAACTTTATCACCACGATAAACAATCTTCGTATGTGTTTCGCCACATTCTGGATCGCAAAAATCAACGCAGCACGTAAATCCCTTTCTGTCGTCAGTAACACATATACAAGGATTATCTACATCAAGATTTTCGTCATCATATGTCAAAACAGTTACATTGTCACCTGGATTACTTTCAAGATATTTAGTCAGATAATCATTTTCGACAAATGCAAAATCCGCATCCGTCATGACATATTTCTTGTGAAGATCATTATACATTTTACCAGTATATATCTCATAATCAGACACCTCAAGATACCACGCCTCATCGTATCCATCAATTTCTGCAGGTGAAAGTTCACCAAATACAAATTCCATCTTGTCAATATTCTTAATTAATGTATTCATCATTCCAGAGATATAGTCATATGATCCTACAATAAAAACATTTTCATCATTTTCACAATGATGTTCGATTATATTCATTAATTCAAACATCTGATTTATATCCATTGTCTTCATATATATTCTCCCTTTAATCCATTATAATGGAATATGGTATGTACATTCTCTACCATATTCATCGTTAAAAATTATTAATGTTTGCCCAGGCTTATCATAAAGATGCTTTTCGGCAGCATAGTCATCTGTTCCGCACAAAGAGCGAACCAGAATACTTTCAATACCATACTGACCAAATTCCTCTAAATGATGTTTGTCGCCGGAAATAGTATAATCTATGTTTCGACCATACAGCTTTGTAAAAATATTATTTACCGTTGGTCCAATATCCTTAAAATTAAAATTATCTCCATGCACACAACAGACATTCCATCCGAGTACATCGAGATAAGTAAATTCCTTGTATTGGGAATATTCAATTGTCACTTTCGTATTCGCTTTAAGACGTTGCTCCAACCACCATGGAATAATCTTTTCCATATTATCACTGTGCACAGACTCATTTTTATTCTGGACAGTGCGCAAATGATTTCCGTAACAAGAATGCACATGAACTTCGTAAACACTATCTGATAATTTGTTAATCGCCTGAGCGAGAATCTCAGATACATTCATTATCTGATCGCACGTATCTTCTTCTGACTTAACCCTACATGAAACATGACATGCTCCATGTGCTGCGTCTCCAAGAAGAACAATATGCAGCACGTTTACTTCGTTCCTTGCCAAATATTCTTGTGCATATGACACACATTTTTCAACTCGCTGTTTACAAATATCAGTATTATATGTGTTCCAAATGTTATCCGTGACCATCCCATAATGCCAGTCAGAGAAACAAAGCACAGCTTCACGGTTAGAACAATACTTTGTATTATTAACAGACAGAAGAGGATAGGTTTCATTCAGTCTATCGGCAGCATCTATCATATAATCGGTTAGATGTTCGGCCCTTGCATCAGAAGTGAGGAGTTTATTATATTCCCGGCGCTGGTCAAATAGCTTGCGCTTTTCCTTCTGAATTTCTTCTTTGAGATTTTTAAGTTCCTCAATCTGCACCTGAGTATCCTTACCAATACCAAATTCATTCTCAACCGTTTTCATGCTGGCATATTTTTTCCTATAGGCAGACTCTGTCCAAGGATTGTCCTTGCGCAAATTATTATTTAATACATTTGCCAGCTCTTGCCATGTCATATCTATTAGACCGGATTGTTTAGCTTCGCCAAGCCTACGGATATATTCCCATTCAGTTTCCCCGGCCTTTCGGCCGAGGTCTATGACGGACATAATTATTCCTCCACGGATCCGTTCAGATCCTGGTTCATTTTAACCGCAATAGTTAATTCAATATCTTCATTAAGAAAATTACTCATACATTTTTCAAGAGCAATTTCTACGGTTTCTTTATCATCGTTTACATATGTAATTACAGTACCATCTTCGGACAGATGTCCTTTGATACTATATTTATCTACCATACTTCTTGTAAAGTTTGGATTCTTAGCCATCCTTGTACCTCCATTTAATTATCATTTATACGAACTATTTATACGAACTGGATCAAAAACCTCTCCAATATTATCAATTAATTTATCTACAATATGATATTTTACAAGATCTTCGCCAGAGAAGTACCAGTCTTTATTCTTATTCTTATTGAACAATTTTTCATCGATTCCTGTGCGTGATAAAATATATTCCTTCGTCTTAGCAATCTGAATTTTATTATTTTTCTGTGCTTCCTCAACTTCTTCCTGTCTTCCTTGTAAACTGACAAAACCAGCATGCATCATGACCTGTGAGTGCTTAAAAGCATAACGTTTATGGCCAGCAACAAGAATATCAAACCCGGCAGAAAAAGTAAGCCCCATAGCAACTGTAACAATTGGAATCCTGCTTGAAATTAATATATCACAAAACCAGTTTGACTGATATGCGTCTCCACCAGGAGTCTGAAGAAAAATATAGATTGGCAAAAGCTGTTCCTCTGGAATATTCATCTCATCATAATTCATAAGAGTAATAATTTTACCAAGTTCGACGAGATCATAATTTTCATCAATCAGATAATCTACAAAAAATATTCTCTTCTTCCTAGAATCCCAATAAGTATATTCTTCTGGAGTGGGGATATCAGATTCCTTTAAGTTACCGAGTAAAGGAAGATCAAAAGAAAGTAAATCATTCATATTTAAAGCCTCCTATTATTTAACAATCTGAGTCTCTTCGTTCATCATTTTGAGTCGAGCATCGACTGCCCGTTCAATTTCCTGTTCTCTACGCTTACTCTCATTTTCCTTGAGAATCCTCGTAAGATCATTATTAAACTTATCATCAAGCCTAAAGACAAATACGGTTCTCTTATGATCTGGATCATCCTTGTCTGCCTTGATGTCAATAATAGTATTGCCAGCAGCAAGAAGTTGTCTGGCTAAATATGACTTCCTGATTACTTTACTTTTCTTCTGGTCGTTGTAAAAAGCATTCTGCTTAATTGTTCTAATTTCCATAATAGTTTTTCTCCTTTTAATCATTTATAATAACTCGGCTAATTGTGCCAATTTACTTCTCCAAATATTTTGCAGTTCTACATATCCAAATTCTTCATGTCCCTTGAAAGCTTCAATAACTCTTCTTAAACCATTATTTGATCCTTCAAATAGATATGAATCAACCTGTGTTTTATAATCTCCTTCAATTATTACTTTTGCTCCTGAAGAAACACGAGATAGGGCAAGTTTAATCAATTCAACCGTTGTATTCTGACACTCTGTCATATAAAGGATTTCATTATCTCTAATCTCCATACCTCTACAATCTGCCAAACTAACAAGTTTAAGCTTCCCTTGCTGAATTAGTAATTCTACGCCAAACTGATCACCAAATTTAGTTGCTAACATATTTCCAACAGATTGTTGTAATCCTTTCTGCAAAGCATCTCCGGCATAATAACCCTGGTCGAATGCTCCTTTCGCTTTTGTCGGATTATACAGAATTACCAAATGATCATATTTACCAGTTTCAATTAGGTGCATTGCACACATCAAACTAATTAATGACTTACCAGCTCCAGCCTTCGCAGAAACAGCAGTTATAGTATTATTCATTATTGAGTCAACCATAAGAGATTGATAAATATCTTTTGGCTTTAATTTATCAAACAAAGTAGACTTGATTGATTTTTTATACAATCCTTCGTGTCTTTCGCCAGTCCATCTGTAGCTATCAATAAGTTCACCACTAACATTTTTAATAATCAAATATTCATTGATTAATAAATTATATGTATTTTCATTTTGGTGTTCATAAAAATAAGCCATTTCCTCATCTGTCATGGTTTGTTCTATAAAACCATTATAAGATATTTCTTCTTTCTGATTTTCAAACCATTCAACATTTAACCCGAAGATTTTCTCGGCTATATTCCTACAACTAAGATCATGAGTAACAAAAACAATATTATCATCTTTGTTGTTAATTGCAGCTAACTTAGCGCATACACATATCTTTGCATCTGGAGTGTCATCAATGTGATCAAGGTATAATAAACTCCATACTGAACTATTATACACAATTACTTCATATTCACCATGATGATCAGAAAGCCATTTAATAGCTTTTCTAGCTGCAACTCTGACTTCTTCAGTTTTATTTCTGTTTGTCTTTATGTTTTCTAATTCCACTAAAGTTTCCGAAGATATAATAAATGGGAGAGTGGTAAAATGTTCTATATCTTCAAGTAAAATATTAGTGTCTAAAAAATATTTCTGCAAACAATCACCTTCCGTCATAAACTTCCAGCGTATGCTGTTTGCGATAGTCTTCAAGTAGCCTCATAGTTTTCGGGCTTGTGGTAATAAAGTACTTCTTTGCATGACTCTTATGGCGCTGATTAGCCATGTGAACATCATTAGCTCTTCCCGACTTACGCAGATAATCTGCTTCTGCACGACTTATATCTATCAATATTCATTCCTCTTTCTTTTAATTATTTACACATAAAAAACACACTGGGAGAGTAGTGGTAAACTCTGTGTATATAGTTTGATAATTGGAATGAGGCGATTCGAACGCCCAAATTTCACGGACCCAAACCGTGTGCCTTACCAAATTTGGCCACATTCCAATAAATTGGGAAGCACAACCTTCCCATGCAGAGGATTTCCCCCTGGAGTTACCCGACTTCACGCACCGGGCGGCGGAGCCAATGACCCGTATTTAACGGGAACTAATAATTACAAGCCCAAGCGATATCCGGCTGACGAGGCCGAGAGACCACAAGTTGTCATCTTGTGGCTGTATTACGTCTCTCGCCAAAGAGAGTAATATTCAAATATAATTATCTAACAGTTCTCTTAAATTTAAGCCCAAATTCAACCTTCGGGATATAATGTTCATCAACATGCACATATGTTCCGTTAGGAAGTCTCGACTCCTTCTCCTTTATGTGCATAGTATAAAACTTAACGCCACTAAACGGGAAAACGCCATCTTCGGTTTGCATCTGTTCAAGAACAATATCTTCTGCAATATTAAGCAGCTCCCTGGCATCTTTCTGCGAGATATTTCCTTTCCTCGCAAACTCTTTTATAAATTCTGATCTCTTCATATTTAATTATCTCCTTTTAATCCAATAAAAATTAGTGTACACTGGATGTTTAACCCATACCACATCCAAAGGTGTCCTTTTTAAAATCAAACTATAGTCGCCTTATTTATATTAGCCGCAATCGGCAATAGCGGCGGATCTTTTCATCATTACACAAATTATTCCCACCATAGGCTTATTTCCCCATTGTGGGTATTTTTTAACAAAGTTAAAAATAAGCCCTTATGTCGGTGATTTTATAAAATTCTCCAAGAACGCATCTTTATCATACCTATACATCATGTTTAGCATTTTGCGTGTATATTTAGAAGCATTCTTATATTGCCTGTCTTTTCTTACGCCTTTATCAATACCGAAAACGGTACTTAATAATCTGTTCATCGTAATCTTACTCAGCTTATAGGCACGGATCGCATCCAAAACTTCGTTAGACTTTTCTATAAATTTTTCCATATGGTCATCATCTTCGTTATATATAACACTTTTATCATATACATGAAGTTTGGACCAGCTGTCATAATCCTCTATAATTTTCCTTATTTTACCCATCTGACGAGAATTAGCCATTCCTTCCTTATATATAAAAAACTTTTTTGTGTCAACACTGTAAGAGTAATCATTTCTCTCTATTCTATTAAGACACATCTGCAGCCAATTCATAGGGCAAATAATTGTTTCGTCTATTCTTGATTTTATAGAGTTCTTTGTTTTCTTAATAGATTCATATGGGATATCCTTGCCGTCCTTTGTTAGTGGAACTTCTTTAATAAATTTCATAAACAATGGCAAATCTTTTCTTACCATCTTTTCTTTTCCATTCTCTACGACCTTTACGAAACGCATCATAGACGGAAGCGCCTGAATCCTTTCCACTTCCCTCATAGCGTCCACCTCAAAAGACCTCTTTATGCCATCAATCAAGATCTGGGCAAGCGTAGCCAATATAATACAATTATGATAAAGCTCAGTATATTCCTCATCATACTCATTTTTGCTTCGCTTCGTCCAAAGATAACTCAGCGCAAGCTGCGCCAGATTACTGCTTAGACCTATTCCCATTTGAGCCTGATTAGCCATAGAATCCATCTTAGCATATTCAGACATTTCATTCTTATAAGTTTTATTACTTTGGCCAATTGCATTCATAGCGGTCGG